GAGTTTTTTAAAAAGATTGTGGGGTACTATTACTGGCACAGAGGAAGTGAAAGTAAGAACACGAAACAAAAAAGGACATTATGTTGCAGACGACAAATCAACTCCAGATGTTAACGAAGCTTGGACTACAAAACGAGTAAAAAAAACTCAAAGTAAGTAATGGCTAAGTCTCCTGATGCGTTTGTATATAATGCTACACTAGAACGTATCGTAGATGGAGATACTTTTGATTGTTGTTTAGATCTTGGTTTTGATGTGAAACTACATAAACAACGTGTAAGATTAGCAGGTATAGACACTCCAGAAAGCCGTACAAGAGATTTAGCAGAGAAAAAACTAGGTTTAGCAGCTAAATCACGCTTACAAGAGCTATGTATCGGTAATTTTAAAGTAAAATCTTTGGGTAAAGGTAAGTATGGACGAATACTTGGTATACCATACACAGAGGATGGCAGAGATATTTGCCAGGTATTAATTAAAGAAGGTCATGCAGTTGAGTATAACGGAGGCAAAAAAACAAAAGTTTGGGGTGACTACTGATGGAATCAGCCGTTACTGTTATACAAGAGGTTGGTTTTCCCATAGCAGCAGCAATTGGTTTAGGCTGGTTTATATACAAATTGGTTATTCGTATTGTTGATGGTATGGAACAAAAATTAGATATTGTTGATGAAAAGGTTGCACAACAAATTAGTGCTATAGAAGAAAGATTAGGTACAAAACTTGATTCGCAGCATGGTATTTTGGTAGCATTAATAGATAGAGTGCGTAGTCTAGATAACGAAATTATTAGACAAGATACTTTAATAAAAACAATATTAGGCGTACCACAATTGATAAATAGCAATAAAATTGCAAAAGCAGACAGAGATGACCAAAGAAAAGACTAGAGAGGAAAGGTATCAAGAATCAGTAGAAAAAACTAGAATAGGTGCATGGCTATTGCTGATAGGTTTTATTATGTTTGCTCTAGTTTTCATACAAAATGCTTTTGCAGACACTATTACACATAAGTTTAAATCGCCAAGTTTTAGTGGTATAGGAACATCATCTCATTATTTAACTATAGAAAACCAAGAGTACACTCGTAAACTTACAATTAAAGAAGAGATAAAAGCTTTACAAGATGAAATCAAGAGAGAAAAAGAAAATTCTACTCTTGCACGATTTATGCGTAATTTAGAATCTAGAGTTTACGCAGAATTATCAAGACAGTTAGTAAATAACTTATTCGGAGAGACACCGCAGAGCGAAGGTGTCATCACTTTAGAAGGTAATACAATTGAGTATACAAGTGATGGTATAACATTAACCCTTAAAATTACTGAGGCAGATGGTACAGTTACCGAAATCGTTATACCTATTGGTACTTTTACTTTCTAGTTGTTCTACACTAGATCAGTTTGAAGATACACAAGCACAAAGGTTTTCAAAAGATATTGTTTCTATAAAAGATTTACAGTCTACTGAACTTAAAAATGCACCTCTACCAGAAGTAAGTCCCGTTGTTGCTGTATATCCCACAGCTTTTACTGATCAAACAGGACAAAGAAAAAGCAACAGCGAGTTTGCTTTATTTTCTACTGCAATTACACAGCAACCAAATGCATTACTTATTAGAGCTTTAAAACATGCAGGAGACGGTAAATTCTTTAGAGTTGTTGAGAGAGTAGGACTAGACAATTTAACTAAAGAAAGGCAACTAATACGTAGTGCTAGAGAACAATCTGCTAATGAAGAAGAAAAAAAGAAAGCATTAAGACCTTTACTTTTTGCAGGCATACTTATGGAAGGTGCTGTCATTTCTTATGAAGCAAATTTAGAAAGTGGCGGTTCTGGTGCAAGATATCTTGGTATAGGCAAAAGTGTTATGTATAGAGAAGATAATATAACTGTAAGTTTGCGTATGGTATCTGTTGCTACAGGAGAAGTTTTACTAGAGGTACTAAGTCAAAAAACTATATTTAGTTACGGTAGATCAGAAGATGTGTTTAGGTTCGTTGAAGCTGAAAGTGAGTTAGTGGAAATAGAACTCGGTAACGCAAGAAATGAGTCATCAACCATAGCTTTAATGAAAGCTATAGAAGGAGGTGTACTAGAAATCATAAATACTGGTTATGAACGTGGTTTCTGGATTTTACAAAATCATAACCAAGGAGTAGAATCTAATGATGAAATTGAAATTGATGAGCCTGATTGTGATGCTAACTGCGTTGACAACATACGGGGCTGATAACGAAATATATGTGGATCAATCTGGTACAAGTGCAAATATAGACTTAGAACAGCTTGGTATATCAAATATTATCGGCGGTTTAAACAGCACTGCTGGTAATCTAACCCCGTTTGATTTAGACGGTAATAGTATGACACTAGATATTAATATGATTGGTGCAACCAATAAGTTTTTAGGTGATATTTTTGCAGATAACTTTACAGGCTTTTACGAGTTTGATGGCGGTACAAATTCTTTTACTATACAAGTAGATCCAACAGATACATATAGTGCAGATGGTAGCAATCAAAATGTCGATGTCACAGGTAGTGGTAACACCTTTACTTTGAACCAAGGAACTACTGCTTTAGCATCACAACTTGACCTTGATTGGATTATCCAGGGTTCTAATAACACTATAAACTCTACTATAAATATAGATGGTGCTACTAATTATATGGATATTGATGGTTCAGATAATAATGTTACATATACTGGAACTGGAGTAACAGCTAGTGCAGGTGGATATTTTTATCTTGATCACACAGGTGGCTCAAGAACATTTAATATTTCACAACTAAGCACCCAAGATAATGATTGGCTCAAAATTATATCCATATCTGGTACTGCTGCTTCTACTGTTTGCGTCATTCAAAACGACCAAGGTACAAGCACAAGCTGTTGATATAGGAGATATTTCCGAACTTAATGGTGCGGCTCAGATATTAAGAGACAAACCTTATGATGCAAATTTAAAGTTTGCAATACAAAGTAATGATGAAGCCATAACGAAAAATGGTCGTATGGCTATCACTTTTCTTGATGAATCAACTGTAAAACTTACAGAACATAGTCAATTACTGATTGACGAATATATATACGATCCTGATCCAAGCAAGTCTAAAATGGCACTTACCTTTGGACTCGGTACTGCTAGGTTTATTACAGGCAATCTAAACCGTATTGACAAACAAAATATAACCCTTAAAACTCCAACAGCAAACATAGCAATACGTGGGACTGACTTTACGGCTACAGTTGACGAATTGGGTCGTAGTCTCATAATACTACTACCAGACGCTCTGGGGCTTTCTAGTGGCGAAATAGAGGTGGTTACTGCTATGGGCACTGTTTTGTTAAATAAACCGTATGAAGCTACTACAGTAAGTGTATTTGAGTCTGCTCCAACCAAACCTGTAATATTAGACTTAACCTTAGATCTTATTGACAACATGCTTATTGTTACGCCACCAAAAGAAGAGGTGGTTGCAGAAGAAGAAACCACAAGCACACAAACAGATGGCGTTTTAGATTTTAATGATCTTGATGTTGATTATCTTGCGGAGGATTATTTAAAAGAAGATAATTTAGAGTTTACTGAACTGGATATTAATTATTTAGATGTAAACTATTTAGAAGATTTATTACAAGTAGTTGATGCATTAGCGGTAGATGAAGATGAAGAACAGCTAGCACCAACAAGTGTTACAAGAATTTCTGGTACAAACTTTGGGCAAGATGAAGAAACACAGATTACAACTATAATAAGTGGTGGTGTACTTAGTATGCGTAGAAAAGTGAGTGAAAGTGTAAGGCTAGATTTAGATGGAGGAACTGCCTACACAGTAATTCTTATACAAGATGGTGTTTCAAACACAATTAAAATAAATGGTGGTAGCGATAACGAAATAACTATCACTCAAAGTAATTAAATGAAAAAATTACTGTTTCCTTTGCTTATAATATTATCCTTACCTGTTTTATTTCAAAGCACACCCACAGAAATAATAAAACTAAAAGTATATGACGCTTTTATAAAAATTCTAGAACCTTCTGGCAATTTTGTAATACTAAATATTACCGAGGAAGACGTAGATAAGGAAGGTGGGTATCCTTTACCAAGACAAAGGCTTGCAGAAATACAAGTTGATTTGCTAAATAAAGGTGCTGTAGGCGTTGGATGGGTTATGTCTTTTCCACAAGCTGACCGTATGGGTGGAGATGAAGCATTTGCAGAAGCTTTACAGTATGCACCGTCTGTTATAGCTTTATTTGAAAACGGTAAAGGTAAATATCCAACACCATCTGGCACAGTTGTGCTTGGAGATAATAATGGTGGTATAATATCAACGGGAGTGAAGGAGAACCTGCTTCTCTTATCCAATCACACACTTCAAGGGTTAGCCATCGCTCCCACTGATATTGATCAATTAGTACGCAGAATACCTCTTTTAGTACAAACACCCAATAACGAATGGATACCTAGTTTTGGCACACAAATATATAAAGCTTTATTTGGTGTAAAAACTTACATTATAAAGACTAATGATAATGGTATAGAAGAAATATCAATCAGAGGTATACCACCAGTCAAAACTGACAGCCTTGGTCGTAAATGGATCAGTTGGGTTGATACACCACAAACAACACTATCTGAAATGAATGTTGAAGGTAAGTTTGTATTTGTAGGTGTTACTGCTAATGGTGTCATGCCACAAATAGCCACACCTGTAGGTTTGTTAGAACCTCACAAAATACAAGCAGCTTTAGCAGAATCTATATTAATACAAGATAGTCCGCACATACCTGACTATGCTCTTGCTGTTGAAATTTTTTCTTTGCTTACTTTTGTTTCCTTAGTTTGGTTTGCTTTGCATATATTAGGCATAACTTGGGGTATTACTGTTGCTACCTTATTGATGATAATTACTGCAACAACAGGATATTTTCTAATACAAAAAGGATTATTAATTGATGTGTCTTGGACACTAATATCTGAGTTTATTACAGGATCTATAGCCTTTTACCTTAGATTTAGGCAACAATACAAACTAAGACAACAGATAAAAAAACAGTTTGAACATTATCTTGATCCACGACAAGTTAAAAAATTACAAGATGATCCAAGTTCTTTAGTGCTTGGTGGAGATCGTAGGTATTGCACATTTCTATTTAGTGATGTGCGAGGTTTTACTGCCATGTCAGAAAAACTAGAACCAGAAGAGGTAACTAAAATTATGAACAAAGTTTTAACTATACAAGCTAATGCCGTAAAAAAATATGGGGGCATGGTAGATAAATACATAGGTGATGCGATGATGGCTATATTTAACGCACCAATAGATTTACCAAATCATGAAACCATAGCTGTGTTATGTGCTGAAGAAATACAAAATAATATAAAAAAAGCTGATCTTGGTGTAGAAATAGGACTTGGTGTTAACACTGGATACGCTGTTGTAGGCAATATGGGAAGTTATACGAGGTTTGATTATACAGCTATAGGAGACGCAGTAAACCTTGCAGCTAGGCTTGAAAGCTCAACAAAGGAAGTTGGAGAAGATATTGTTATAGGTTATGATACTATCAGTGCAAGTAACTTTAGTAATGAAATAATGCTTAAAGAACTTGACAGTATTTTTGTAAAAGGTAAACAAAAACCTATTAAAATATATACATTACAAAATGGTTAATAAAAAGATGACAGTAAATGATGTTGCAGAAAGATTAACAAAACTTGAAACAATATCTCATGAACGTTGGAAAACTGCTTTTAATGAGTTTTCTGATATTAAAGAAGAAATTACCTATATTAATTCCACTATGAAAGCAGCAACCTTTGGTGTCTTTGGATTTCTTGGTGCTATTGGTATAGCAGTTTTAACGAGCATAATTATATGAAAGCATTATTTAAAAATATAGTAGGGGCAGTAGCACCAACATTAGGAACAGCCATAGGTGGTCCTATGGGTGGTATGGCTGCAAATATGATCGCAGATGTGCTTGGTGTACCGAATGACCAAAAATCTATAGAAACTGCAATACAAAACGCTACTCCTGAACAAATGCTAGAGTTGAAAAAAGCAGAACAGGCTTTTGAAGTACAAATGAAAGAGCTTGATGTAGATGTTTTTGAGTTAGAAGTAGCTGATAAACAAAATGCAAGAAGCATGTTTAGTAAAGATTGGACAGCAAGAATTATAGGTATAGCTACCATAGCTGGATTTTTGGGTTATATATTTTTAGTTACTTTACAACCACCAGAACAAAACAGCGAAGCCTTGATAAATTTAGTTCTTGGTTATCTTGGAGGATTAGCAAGTGCAATTATTTCGTTTTATTTCGGAGCATCTCACTCACCCGAAAAAGAGTAAAAAGATGCAAATATCACAAGAGGGCATAGCTTTAATAAAAAAGTTTGAAGGTTGTAAATTAGAATCTTACAAATGTGCAGCTGGCGTTTGGACAATAGGTTATGGGTCTACTCATGGTATAAGTGAAGGTATGTCTATATCACAAGAAAGAGCTGACATGTTGCTTATAGAAGATTTGGAAAAATTTGAACAAGCAGTAAATGATTTAGTAAAAGTTTCTTTAAATCAAAATGAATTTGATGCCTTAGTTTCTTGGACTTTTAATTTAGGATCAACAAATTTAAAAAACTCTACTTTATTAAAAGTTTTGAATAGCACTCATAAAGATTGGAGTGATGTACCAAAACAAATAAAAAGATGGAATAAAGCTAATGGTAAAGTATTAGAGGGACTTGTAAGAAGAAGAGAAGCAGAAGCTTTACTATTTACAGGCCAAGACTGGACAGAGGTGTAAATGCCCTTACAAAAAATTACATTTAGACCTGGTATAAATAGAGAAGGTACAGCTTACGATAACGAAGGTGGTTGGTTTGATTGTAATCTTGTGCGTTTTCGTAAAGGTAGACCAGAAAAATTTGGTGGTTGGGAAAAAATCACAGACGCAACATATCTTGGTACGGCTAGAGCTTTACATAGTTTTATTT